GATATGTTCAATTGAACCGTAATTATGTGAGTCTATAAATGCCGGATTCTTTTTAAAGTTTTTTAACTCAAAGTCTTGCATAACAATGTCGCCATGTCTGTCCTCTTTAGCTGATGAAAATATTACATCAAAAAGATTCTCTTCTTTATCTACACTTTTAAATTGTGTAGGTACTTCATATGACAAAGCAGTGAACCCTTTTTCTTTTGCTTTAGTCCAAAGACTCGACAGGTTTTCTACTCCCTCATCGGCTAAAGACTTTTGTGTGATTGTGTAAAATTTTTCCATATTTAATATAATTATAACATTTTTTTTAATTGCTGACTAAATACTGCATTCACAGTTGATGTTTTCCCCTGCGCCGAAGTTTGGATCGTGTGGATGCATCATCCCATTTGAGAACGGAGCTTCGAATGGTCGTTCCTCTCCGTCTATTGAAGCGTGATCTTCTCTTACCCCTCCTTTAGTTCCTGCTGACCATACCCAAATCTTTGTCCTGATTCCTACTTGCTTATATGTTTCCATTTTTGCTAGCTGTGAAACAGAAGCTGATTCGGTTAATGCAATAGTTGTTAACCTCGCATCGTCTATTGTATTATAAACAGTTTTCATTCTTTCCTTTAACTGATTGATTGACTCTTCGTTTGCTAACCATTTAGTTACTTCCTTTTTAATATCTTTAGCTGTTGTTGAGTTAATACTCTTTGCAAAGAAATTGTATCTCTTGTCGACAGCGCTTGATAAGTTGTCTGTGTATATAAATTGTTGGCCTGAAGAAAAGATTTCCATTGTCTCTTGTCCCATTTCCTTTGCTATGTTTTCCAAATCTCTTAATAATGGAAATGTTAACTCTATTTCTAGGTTCTCGTTAAAAATATCATCTTCAATCCCTTTTATTTTTACCTGTTTTCTTGATCCAATAGCAGAAAGAACTCTTTGCTCTTGCTCTGCAAAGTATTTTTTAAGGTCTTTTTTAAAATCTCTTTCTTTTGATTGTAGTGACTTTAGATAGTTTTTGTAATAATCGGCTCTGAAGTCTTTGTTTTTAAGTGGGTGGGTGAATATCCCTGCTTTTGCTTTTGCAGGCTCTGGTGTGGCTACAGGCTCTTTTACGTGCGTTCTGTCTACGACATCCCCACCTTCTATTTCCCCAAGTCCTAGCAAATCTCTCTTTTCGTTAAGTGTCATTGCTTGTGCCTTAGTTCCGGCATCCAATTTTTTTAATATTTGGTCTTGGTCTTTTGGTGTTGGATCGTCAAATGTAATATCTATTTTTTCTGGCGCTAGTTTCCAATTAAGCACATTAGTTAAGTCCTTTAGAATAGGCCTGATTGTTTCCCTTAAGAATATTCCGTATCCAACTTCAGCATTTGCGAATGTTTCCCCACTAGTTACTCCCATAAGCGCTGTAGGAACTGATGTGATTACCGCCATGTCGTCAATCAGTAATCCTCTTGATTCAATAAATGACATTTCAGCAGGGGATAGACCTAATCTTTCAAATTTTGTTTCGCCACCTAATATTAAAGGAACTCCGGTATTTGTTGTTGTGCCATACTCTGCTTTGTAGTCTTTTTTTATCTTGGCTAATGCTTCTGCGTTCGGAGCGTTTTTAAATGTTAGAACTGAGTCTACTACACCACCATTTCTGATTACTGATGATTGATGTGCTGTTATATCCAAGTCTGTAAGCACAGCTCTCAGTCCTGCTGTAATAAGAGGTAGTCCAAGAAGTGGGTTTTTTGGGTCTGGGTTATACCAATATATGGCCTCGTCATAAGGAATTGTTTCGTTTGCATCAGCTATTCCGTTGTATGTAAAACTTTCAATAGATTTTTCGTCTGTTGATAAATTAACTTTTATTTTTGCTGAGTTATAGATTTGTAATCCAGTTACCACCTGATCTTTTTTATTTTTATCAAAAACTTTGTCAGGATTATCGCCTTTTATTTTTCTCATTACAACAAAGCCGGTAGCATCTTTGTAAGTGTTCGCTAACCTCCAAAACTGGTCGCCTGTATAAACCTTTGATGGATTGTCTAGCAATTTGTTTAACCAATGTTCTGTATCTACCTCTCCCTTTTCATTTTTAATTAAAAACTCAATCTCACCAACTTTTTCTGATCGTTTTCCAATCCCTCTGTTTAAATAAAGTGATACTTCATTAAGCTCTAGCCCTCTTGCTGGTGTGACACTTCCTACTGAACCTCCGTTCCCTACTGATTTATAAAGTGTATATTTTTGGTCTGATTTTGTAAATATATTCTTGAATGGATTTTTCATAGATAACATTATTATAACATATTAAAAACTACGCAACACCAACGAACGGTTGGTTTGCTGAGGTAAATACACAGTAGCGTACACTATCAACAATATGATTATTAGAGTCAACTGGCTTGTTGGTTGGATTCTTGTCCCTGTCTACAGCCCACTTGTACTCTTGTGACTCTAGAGCGATATTAGTTGACTCCTCTGTATAGAACACATCCTTTGATAAGAGCATATCAATACCTGCTCTTATTGAGTCAGGTCCTTTAGTTGCTGGTAGTACGTTGAAGCCTGCTGTTTGCAGCTCTGCTATAGACTTAGGCTCTGCACTATCAGCATATATAACAGCTCCTTTATATATCCCTAGTAGCTCCATTCTATTCGCAAGCATTTGGTTTGTTAGTCCTGTTTCGTATATATACTCTCTTAGATATACCTTATTGTTATGCTTCTTTACTCCTACAAGGGCTGTTGGATCACAGTTATGAACTAATACACCATTAGCAAAGAACTCTGATTCTCCTCTTACTGATATATCATATACTTTTCTTTGTCCTTGCAATCGCTCCGAGTATATCGGCACATTTTCTTGAACAAGATGTTCTTGGATAATAAGTTGATGACATGAAAACCACTCCACAATTTTGACAGGTATACTCTTTCTGGTTATCTCTTGTATTAGCTCTCTTTCTGCATATTGCACCACAATACTTTTGATGTGTGTTAGTCGGTATAATACTTTCTCCACATTCAGCACATTCTTTAATTTTTGCATTAGCTGTAGCCATACTGATTTTTCTTCTCTCTTTCCAGTTCTCTTTTGTATACCCATGTATTGCTCTATGTTTCTCCATTTCTTCTTTAGAGAGCTTCTGTAGTCCACTTTGATTAGATTTGTAGTGAGTTTTATGATGGTCTGACTTAGATAACGCCACAAGGTTTTCAGGAGAGTTATTGAGAGGATTGAAGTCAACATGGTGTACATCAAAGCCTTTAGGAATATCTCCGTGATTATCTTTGTATATTTTTCTATGAAGTTTTTTTCTATCCCCTTTGGTTGAGAAGAAGTAGTTAGGGTGTTTTCCTCGTAAGTATCTTTTGTACTTTTGACCATTGTAAATGATTTCTTCTGAATGCATAGATTTTCATTATCTGATAATTCGTCAACTCTTTTCCATCCGTCTTGTGTAAAGATACGATGGTCTGGTGTTGCTATTATACTCCTCCCATATCCAAAGTCAACACGATAAACATCTTCAAGACCCCTGCCCACTGCATGAGTAACCTTATTAAATCCTTTCCTTGTTTGTACCATATCACCAACTTTAATATCTTCTAGGTTCTTTACACCACTATCTGTCTGAACTTCTGTATCACCAGTTAAGCAAGAAAATCCAAAGTCTAGTCCAAACTCCTCTGTGTATGGTAATTCGTCATACTCGGCGTTAGAGAGGGTTTTCCAATCTTTAAAAATTCTACCTCTAGCCCCCTCTGATACGTATCCCATTATCATATTCCAGTAGTGGTCTGGTTTTGTTGTTTTATATTTTTCGTAGTTTGCTATTGTCTTTTCTGCTAGGTTTTCTTTGTTGCCTTGATAAGTTCCATGAATGTAGCACACGTCTGTTGCGCTTTCTTTTAGTTCCGGCTTGTAGTATCCCTCTACTCCTGATGGAATTAAATTGAACCATCTTTTGATTATCCAATGATTTTTACTCGGAGCGTTCAGGCATAAAATAATTGTTATGTCTCCTTTCTTACTTCTCAATGAATCATCTAATTGCATAAAGTCCTCTTCTGGTGTTTCGTCAGCCTCCTCTATAACTACTGATGTGAAGTTAGCAAGTGATTTTAATTTGGCTTTCTGGTCTGATGATGATTTCCTGAACCCTATACCAACTATCTTGTTTTTATTATCTAAATTCTCTATTCCTAGTGGGTTTGTATTTGTTTTAAAATTTGGCTCTAATTCGTTCTCTTCAATTCTGTCTATAATTTCTTGGTAAATAGAGTTCCTGATATCGGTTAACACGAACCTCATAATTGCTATACGAGAATAATCTTCTGTTAATGTTTTAAGTAGCACATATTGCGAGGCTGTATATGACCTTCCGTTTGCTCGACCACCCATAAGAATAAAGTATCTTACTTTTTTGTTTTCAAATAAGGGTTGATATGTTTCATTAGGTATTATTTGCATCGGTTGATTCCTCATCTCCAAACTTTTTATAAACAACTTCTATCTTGCTTATAGGCTTGTGATCTGATGTCACGTCTAAGTTCTTTCCGAACTCTTGCCTGTCCTTTGCCTGTAGCCATTTAAGTGATGTATCTGTGTTTCCTCGCTTCTCTATGTCCGATCGCAGATTCTTTCTGGCCAGTACTGATGTTTCGTTTTCCCAACCTGTTAACCTCATGGAAAGTGATTCGCTTGCAACAGACCATTTTGAAAGGGTTGATTCGTCAAAGCCTATGAATTTGCAAGCCTTTGACCTTGAGTAGCCTAATTGAAGATAGCTTTTAAGACTTTCTATAATTACTTCCCTATCTTCTTTTGTATATTTTTTTCCTTGAGACATATTTATACTTTTATTATAGCATAATCATCGCTTTTTCTTAATCTTTTTAACTACTGCATAATACCCTTTTTCTTTCCACCGGCTAGCCCAACCAATTGCGTTGTCAAAGTTAGGTTTTTCAAATAATAAGACTTCTCTCCCCTTAATCATTTTAGCTACATAAAACCTGTATCTATACATTTAGTTCTTTAAGTAGTTTTTTGTATTGATATTTCATATTTATTTTTTTATATTTCTTAATTTTAATTCTTTTTTTAAACCTTTGTAATTATATTCTTTTAACCAGTCGTTTTCATTTCCCTCTATAGTGTATATATCACCTAAATCATACCCTCCCCAGTCTATAATATCCCCGTCTTTTTCTTTTGCTTTTCTTTCAACAAACTTAATTATGTTTATTAAGTGGTCTGTTTTTAAATCTTTATATTCTATTTTTTTTCCTTTAATATCTGTCCAGTAATTCATTATTATATTATTGTTTATCATCTTCGTCTTCGTTAAATTCGTGAACTTTAAATGATTGTCCTATTGATGACAGTCTTTGTTGATTACATTTGTTTTTAAATTTCTCTAGTGTTTCAATATCTTTTTTGGTAGCTTTTTCTTTAACACCTGCAAGTTGCCTTGCCTTGCTTTCGATTCTTTTGTTTTCTTTTGTATCAAGAAGTTTGCTCATAT